TCTCCTGCTCAGCAGCACGGGCAACCTTACGTACGCCGGGGATTGCACTGAGGGCAACACCTACGCTTGTACCGATGACATCCAGGGGCGTGATAGTACCACCCTGTGCTGCAGCGCCCAGTACCGCAGCATTAGCCGTTAAGCCCACTGCAAGGCGCGTAGCGCGTGCCACTTTACTCAGGGCACCTACCCCACCACCAATGACCATATCGACGTCCAGCATAGATGCAGCGACTGTGGTGAGCATGTTCTGGCCCATAGCGTCATAGTTCTCACGGGTAGTCTGTACCTGTGATTGGCGCTGGGCTAACTCAGCACGGGAACGGGCATCCGCAAGGAATTCTAGTTCGTCTGAGGTGTAGTTGGAAACAGAGTCTCCCAAAGCTGTGCTTACGTCGAAGCCAGTCTCTGAAGGGATGTTTGAGTACTCCACGCCGCGTAGTGCCTTTGCACCGATGCTTTCACTGAGCGTAGCTTTGAATGAATCTGTCACACTGGCTGTAGGCTTCTTCATAGCCTCAACAAGTGCGGAGGGGTTCACCCCCCCCAGCACAGTGTTGTCTGGGGTAGTGAATCCACCTGTACCCGGTGCTGCCGGGGTCTCGACTGTACGAGCATAAGCGGTACTGTCCGGGCGTAAGTGAATCATTTACTACTCCTTATTGGTTGGTTCTGTACATTATTAATGCACCTATGAGCTGGGCACGGTCACGGTTACGGCGAGAGCCAGCACCCGCATCCTTGAACAGTGGAGACTCTCTGAAGGTGCTCAGAGTAGTGTTATCTCCTGTCAGGGCGGCCTGGATGTACTTGTCGAATGCATCAGCATTACCCGCGTGGTACGTAGTCTCCACCAGGGCATTGTAGATGTAGTTCTGTAAGTATCCAGGAAGCTGTCTGTACTGCCCCATCTTCGGCATAACCTGTGGGTACACCTTATCGTTCAGGTACATGTTGAACTTGTCAGCTGCGACCTGTGGCGTATCGGATGCCTGCTTCACGTACTTATCATCGTTTAACTTCTCACCAGTAACCGGGTGCATACTCAGCACACTGAAGCCCTTGGATGGGGTGTACCCCTCGTAGGAGACGAGTTGATTCACCGCACCCATGATGACATTCTGCTGAATGCCGAACTGGTTCTGTGTATTGAAGTTCACGAAGCCAGCACTAGGCACGTTCAGGTTCCCTTGATGAGAGCCTGCACCATTGCTAGTGAGTGTGTTCTGCACGCCGCGTACCGTCTCTTTGAAGTCGCTCACCGGAACACTCATACGACTGGTACCTACCTGATTGTCAGGGTTGACGCCCTGGAATATTAACTCCTGGGTCAGTGGGTCGTAGTCCATCTGCACGGTTGTCGACTGCGGGAACTGCTTCTTGAAGTTCGTTACGGACTCGGTTAACGCTGTGCTGATGATGTTGTTATCGGTAGTCCCGAATACGCGCTGCTTATCACCCACGGTAGGGAGAACCAGCAGAGCACCATTATCGGTGCCATCCTTAACACGCACAGTACGGGCTGCAACCTTACCCACCAACCAGGACTTCAAATCATCGCCTTGCAGTGCAGGGAGAGAACCTCGCTGCTGGTTGTACACGTACTCATTGTTCATCGCACTGTTAATCTGTCCTACACGCGCCTGTGCAGCTTTCTCATCTGCATCGGAGGTGAACACCCATGACTGGATACCCAAGAGGTTACGGTTACGCGCATCCTTTCCGAGGCCGAAGTCAAAAATACCAGCGCTCACGTCGCTCTGCGTTACCAGCATGTCATTGGGCATGTTAGCGGGGAGAGCCAGCACTTTACCAGATGCAATGTCCTGTGCGCGCTTACCAACTACGTCAGCAAGGTCACGAGCATCTACGTTCTGCCGGATACCGTACACTACCGGGTCAGGGAGTCCAGCGAGTAGCTGGTTAGCTTGCACCTGGTTGCCTGCCGCTAGCGCTGCATTGTACGCTGCGCTGAGATTAGCCAGGGAACCAACTATCGTAGCCGGGTACAGCGGTTTCCCGTCCGCATCAGTCTTGAGGTTACGCCAGTCAATACCAGCCAGAGACTGTGCATCCTGCTGGAGCATCTCAATCCCTACGGCAGTCATATCCTGAGCACCAGAGCGGAGACCCCGCTGCATCAGTGCAAGACCACCGCCAGAGTAACCGCCACCCTGAGTAGCATACAGCTTCGTCAGTTCAGTCTTGGTCTTGTCAGGGGTCTGTCCGGTAGCCGCAGCGATGTCCGTAATGGTCACGCCATTCGCGTACGCGGTAGCAGCTGCATCAGCCTTCTGCATCTTCAGGCGGCGCTGGGACTCAGCATCCACCATTGCATACCCAGTGCTAGGAGCAATCTGCTTAGACTGCACACCTGCCATAATGGTGCCGATGTAGTTGTCCATTGGATACTGCTCAGAGAGCGTCTTGTAATCCGTTACTGAACCGACCTTGGAATTGTACTCATACAGCCGTACGCTCTCATCAGAGGCACGCTGATTGTAGTACTGCTGTGCCGCACTCATGACCCTGGTCTGCACATCCGTTGGGAGGTTCTTGAACTCAGACAGGTTCTGCATGTAACCGGTGAGGGCCTGCATGTCCTGAGTAGAGCCAGCATTGGCGAATGCGTTCACCATGAACTGGGAACTGAACTTAATCTTGTTCTCGGCGGAGATACCCTCATCATTGAAGATACTTGCCAAGTGCCCGTTCACGTTCTGCAACGCCTGGGCTGTGTCACCACTCTGCTGAGCCGTGAGGAAGTCAGAGATAGCCGCACTCCCACGCTGACCCCAGCTCTGCTCCTGTAACACGGCAGCGCGCTTGAGATTCAGGTCCTGGTAAGAACCGTTCGCAGTATTGCGGGAGTTCTCTACCTGGCCCAGCCAAGCTTGCCAGTCCTTGTCCCTCAGGTTCAGACCCTGCTGACCAGCTTCTGTGAGCAGTTGGTTGGTTTGTTTAGAGACATATGCTGAGAACTCCTCAGGAGTCTTACCAGCGTTCACATATTCTTGTGCCTTGTTCTGCACATCCAACTGGAACTTGGACAGGGCGGTGTTCACGGATGCGGAGTTATACCCTTGCTCGTACGCAGCGCGCGTAAAGAAAGACTGCTCTGCGCGCGCTTTACTCTGCAATGAATCCTGCTGACCTTCCAGGTACCCGCGTGCAGCGGCCTGGTTAGCTACCTGCTCAGCACCCTGTACGGCAGCCGGGAGTAACCCCTGCCAGAACGCACTGATACCAGGTGCCTTTGGTTCTAATGGGCGGAATACCGGTTGGACAACCCCAGCGCTCTGATAGCCAGTTAATCCTGGCGTTTGTACTCCGCCTTGTGTTGGTTGACGAACCGGCATACTCACTCCTTAAAGTTTCAACCTTGTCGATAAGTTAGTAGGTGTACCTACAGCTTTAGAGATTGGTGCAGCAGCCTCAGCCTTAACTGGGTTGCCTAACCAGTCCTTGCCCGCCATCTTGTTTGCTACTACAGAGGTGCCCACCTGGGCCACCATGCTTCCTAGCCCAGCCCAATCTGTTGCCAGAGGGTTGGACAGTTCCTTAATAGCATTACGTGTGCTATCCACCGTGCTAGCTACCTGGGAATCGAATGATAGCTCGGATACCTCTGCGTTCCTGTTCAGGTTAGCCTCTGCCTGGTCAAGCTGCTGAGACACGTCGAGCATGTTCTGCTCTACGCTCGCACCCATAGTATCCGAAGCAGCAGCTTGGAGGTTCCTCGCTGATGTCTCGCCCATACCCTGGCGACGCGCAGCATCCAGCGCCTGTGCTGTTTGGGCACGGGACACTGAACGCTGGATGTTAATCTCTGTAAGCCGACGAGCGGAGGCAGCGCGCAGGGCGGCGTTGTACGCCTCTGTACTCTTATTCTGCCTCTGCTGTTCCTTGGCCTGCTGATTGTACCCAATACCACTTGAGAGCGCCTTGGCAGCGAGACCAGCATATAACCAAATCATATTCTTTGTCTCCTTGCTCTGTACTGCAAGACGTACTCAATGTCCAAGATGCATAGGTCTGTATCAGTATCCGACTCAAAGGTGGCTACTGTGTCCTGTGCCTGGGCGCGTACCGGGATAATAGCACGACCCAGGGATGCATCCGTAGGCGCATTAGGCATGAGTTCTACACTGGAATACACCAGGCTGGAGTATGTGCCATCAGTAAGCGTGCGTGAGCTGTCTGTGATGACCGCGTGGAATTCACCAGAATCTTTCAGGGTCAGTTCATAACGCACTAACAGGGAGCGGCTCGTACCAATAACGACGCCATTGGAGTCACGTACCAGGGGTGGAGTCGGCGAGAGCACAGATAGGTAGCGTAATCCTATGAAGTAGTTCCCGTCCGGGACGTTCCGCACAGTGGTTACTTTCCAAGTGTCTGTATTCACAGATTCGACACCGGCCCACATACCACCCATGCTGCCATCAGCAAAGTTCAACATCAGCTCGGCATCTGCGGAGTACGCATTACGGAGGTGTACTGGGAGTGTGAACGTACGCGAGCTAACCTGCACCAGGCTGTACAAGTCCGTGAACGGACGTACATAAGTTAGGTACGTTGTGCCAGCCTGTGATTCCACTGTACCTACAACGATACTTGTCCCGTTACGCATACCCAGGTACACACGGTCACGAACGAACCATGCACACACGATAGGATAGGGTACTGACCACTGGTGCCACGCCGACTGTACCTTCTCATCACCAGACCACAAGTAGTCCTGAATGAACACGCTCATGTTATCCCCAGTGCATAGAAACACGCTGGAGTTCGAGGTGGTACTAGCCGTGATGCTACGGATACTCCCTGGGATATACCGCGGGATGTGCGCCGTTACATCGTTTGACGTGTACTGAGAGTCCGTGGTGTTACTTGGAATCATCTCCAGGATACCCGCGAAGGATTCAGTACGAGGCATCGGGTACAACACTGAGCGTCCGACCACCGTAGGTGCAGCCAGAGTATCTGTGGTGTACTGGGAGGTAATCACAATCTGAGCAGTCTGCGGAGTAATAGCCGCGTTGCTGCTGGGCACTACCGCCTGGCACGAACGAGAGAACAGCAGCAGGTCTTTGTTGAACTGCGTGCAGTGGCTGAAGTTCGTAGTGGTAGCCGCACCAGAGAAGATGTTAATCGGGTCATCCGTAAGCAGTGCCGTCACCGTACTACGGTACCAGCGCTCAGGCTTACCAGCCGCACTCATACACACCTCGGGGCCAGCCAGGATGACTAAGCGGCCCTGGTATGCACCAAAGCCAGTCAACCCGTGCTCAATGAACCCAGGATCCTCATTCGTCTCGTCTGAACCAGCAAGGCGGCCCTCATACACAGGAATACTCATGGTGTATGTGCCGTCCAGGGAAAGCTTAATAGGCATGTTCTGGAATCCCGTAGGACTGCCGTAAGCGCCTGCCTCTTTCCACACAGCTGTAGATGCCTCATACTCATACCAGGTAAACGTACGTGGGGTTGTACCCACAGCACATAGTACACCATCAGCTGCGTTTGGTAAACGCGCTGGGAGGTCGCTGGTGAGTGCTACGCGTGACTGGTTACTACCGGTAGCGTATGTTGCCCCAGCATTTGTGGTAACAGACAGTGTTGCTGTGTTGCTGCTCAGGTACATGTACGCGTCATACACCGTAGCAGTGATGCCGTGGGTGCCTGTCTGCGCATTGATGGAGGCCTGGAGCTGCGAGATGATGTAGGGCGGTTTAGCTAAGTCAGCGTCACTTGTGCCTTGTCCGTTCGGAGTACGGTACGTATAGGTGTATGTACCTACCGAGTTAGACAAGGTGATATCATAGTCCTTACTGAACGCAGGGACCCGCACAAAATAGAATCCGGTCTTAGTAGGGTCCTTCTGTGCAGTAACGTCGTGTGCAGTCGTAGGCTTCTTCTCAGTGTTCGCCAGATACAGGTCCCCACGTAGGGTTGCTGTCTGGATAGAGTTACCGGAGCTGGCCTTCAAGTACGTCTGCGTCCCGTTGTACAGGACAGTGCTGAAGTCCTCGGAGAGAACCAGGAGCTGCCCAGTTTCGGTATTCACAATTACGTGGTTCGCAGCGTCCCCAACATCCACGTACGTCGCAAACAAGCGATTGTCATACTGGGAAGTGGTTGCGAGCGTTGTCAGGTACCGTGCGCCTGGGCGTCTACGGTTTCCATTCACCACGTCTGATAATCTGTTCAGCTGTACAGAGACTTGTCCATCCAGGCGTTCACGCGGAACCTGCTGGCTAACGCCCTGCATTAAGCTCTTAATCGCGCCATCGAACGCCATAGTTAGTCTCCTTAACCGCTAAGTGCATTCTGGTACCGACCCCACGCAGGGCGGCGGCGGGTACTATGTTTCATGTTGCGTAGGTGTTGTTCCTCCAGCAAGAGCATTGCTGAGGTCTCATTCTGCGCCATATCGGATACAGAGGAGTCATTCCCGAAGTCACCAACATATACAGCACGGGCAGCCCGATAAGTGATTACCGTAGCAGCACTCTCAGGCAGGTCATCGAAGTCCAGGTTAACTGTCACCTGAATATTCACGGGCCCATCGAACTCGGAGGTGTTGTCGGTGTTATCATACAGATACCCATTACGATGACTGTAGATTGTGTACCCGTCCATACTCTTGATAGCAATGGCGTCTGCCGGGTACGGCACACGCTTAAGCGTGTCGGGGTACATCTTCTCGTATTCGATATTGAACCACCAACCACGCTCCAGAAGCAGCTTCTGTTTCGTAGCAATGGTCTGCTTGATTAAGTCTACTGAGGGGTGCCGAGTATCCAAGCTGGATACTCGTGTCTCACCAATTGCGGTAAGACAGGTATTGATTGCCTCTAACAGCTCCATCTTACCTCCTGTGTTTATTGGTGCTGGCAATTTTACAGGTCCCAATGACCTACCAACACCTTGTTATTGTTATTCTGTAGTAATAATCAAGAGCCACCCGGAGGCGGCTCTTTGTTATTACCCCTGCCTATTACGGCAAGTTAACCAGCTTAACAGCAAAGCTGGTGTCCGGACGACGCTGACCCACGGTGTACAGCGTGAAGCTGTCCAGGATGTCAGAGAAGTTCGGGTTATCTGGGTACTTGTTGGTGGTCATTGGTTTGGCCTCAACAGTAACCAAGGTCATCTTCGGATGATACACAACCATCTCACACGCCACATCATCAGCAGTCACGTTGAATGCAACGCCCAACGGGTGGTTGGTGATTGCAGCGGATGGAAAGCGTGCAGATTCCACGATACGAACACCGTTAATCATACCGATACGGCGCGCCGCGAAGTTCGCGTTATCGGCGGAGTAGTCCACGTTCACCAGCTTCTCAGCGTCCAGCAGGATGCCAAACACACGTGGCGATACCACGGTGATGAACTCGGTCAGAGAGCCGCCCAGGTCACGGCGAACCATTTCCTCAATACCCTGACGATGTGCGTCAATGATGTTCTTAGCGAACACTTCACGGTCTGCGTCATACGCAGCGGTGTACTCTTTGCCATCGAAGAACGCTGGTTTCAGGTCTGCTGGAGCAATCCAGGTACGCGCCTTGATAATCTGAATCAGGTGCGCCTGGTCGAACAGACGGGCGTGCTGTGAACCGTGCTGTTGACCAATCTCAGCCCAGCGGTCCGGGGAGGTCCAGTCATCCTGCCAATCCATAACAGTACTTGCGTACGTCACGGTATCAACAGTAATAACCAGCTTGTCGTTCTTCACAGATTCACGAACAAGCGCTTCACCGGACTTACGACCACGAATACTCACAGTATTCATGCGGTCGATACGCGCCTGGTTAGAGCGGTCTTGCACGGAAATGTAGGTGCTGTTAGCACGGAAGAAGGAGTTGTACAGGAAACCTGAATCAACGTCACCTTCGAAAATCTCCAGATGGATATCTACATCGGAGTTCTGACCAGCCCAATGGACGCGGGTGAGGTCTGCTTTGTACGGAGTATCCGCCATGTTTTAAATCTCCTTATTTACCAGTTTGTTTGCCGAGTCGGCGCAAATCCATCAGGCGAGCCATGTCATCATGATACGTCTTAGACAACGGGTTCAGCGCATGTCGAGCATCGTGGAACTCCTGTGCAGTTAATCCCTGTCCTGATACGACACCAGCAGCAGCTAACTGACGGGAACCCTCTTTCTCAACGAGCGCACCTGACTGCTTACCAAACTCAGCAATTAAGGAGGCAGCCTCACGCACTGCTTCCGGGTCGCCAGAGTCCAGCATATTCTTAACTACAGCGCGCATCGCAGGTTTAGCATGCTCTTTGAAGAGTGCCGAACAAGCGTCGAACTGCTCCTTACCACCCGCCGCCGAATACACGGAGTTGAGTAAAGCCTGTTGCGCCTGAATATCCGCCTCGAACACGGCCTCAGCCAGGGCAATAGCCTGGTCAGCCTTGTCACCATAGCGGGACTTCAGGAATTCCTTATCGATGTATTTGGCGTCACCTGCCTCGTATGCAGCTTCCATAGCCTTGGAGATATCCTCTTCCGAGGTACCCGTGACAGATACGAAGGTGCTTACGGCGATATCGAGTGCTTTGTTGCCGGTACTGCGAAGCTCGGGCACGTCGGGCTTGTCCTCAGCCGCTGCTCCTTCCAGCTTAGCCTTGGCAATGTCACGTTCCTGCGCAGCGGCATCCACCACATCACCCGCTTCCTTGGCACGTCCTTGCCGGACTAACTCCAGAATCTGGTCGAGCTTACTACCTTGTGGGTCGAGCTTATCCTGCGGTAAATCCGGTACCACCTTGGCACCTGGGTTATTATCACCGAAGGCACCTTGGCCCCCTTGTACTTCGGGGAGTGCGCCTGGAAGTTCTACATCAGCCATATCTTAAAGTCCTTGTTGGATTGTGTCTGCTACGTTAGCGAGTTCAGGGGTTGCTTGCGGAGTCACAGGCTGCTGCTGCTGTTGGAGCTGCTGCAACTGTTCCTCAGTGCGGTACACGTCTTTCGTATTCACGCCGAAGCCATTGAACACCATGTCAGTAACCTTCTCCGGGTCTACACGTGGCAGGTTCTGGAACACAGGTAGAATCTGGGCCAGTACCTGTGCGGCCTGCAAGAGCTTGGTCACATCGATACTGCGGTTCAGTGCGGCTACACCGGTAAGTACACTCAGCGATAGGCCAGCTGACAGCAGCTCATTGATGAACTCCTGGTTGACCTCCCAGCACAGGATGTGTGCTAGCGGGATGTGCAGAGTATCCGCGATAACGGAATACACACCACCCAAGGCGGACTCAGCTTCCTCGGCGTTCTGTCGAATCTCTTCGGCAGTAACACGCTCAGCGTCTCGTTGGTTCTGGACGTACATGAATGCCGGGGCGAGTCGGGCAGCAATAGCCTGAATCTCGTTCATCAAGGTTTGAATCTTGTTGTAGTCCCCTGCTTCGTACGCTTGCACCAACTGCGGATTCCCGCTTACCCACGCACCGGATTCCTCCTCTGCCATACTGTCCACGTCCACCTGAGAACCAGGGGCCGCCATGTGCAGTACTCGACAGGATTCAATCTCATACAGCGCCAGTGCCTCAGAGAGTGACGATAGTTTCGCTAGGTCCCCTGCGTAATCCTCTGCAAGGCCACGTCCGTATGTCTCACCTGTGACAAGGTTCCATACCGCTGGGATGTACGGGCAAATAGCTTCAGGATACACCTCGCGGTTGTCCAGCATGATACCACCTTCCAGCTGCTGTGTTACAACGAACACATCACCGATGGTACGACGCTCACGCTTAATACGGGTGTACAGGCAGATGCCGTCATCCTGCTTACGACCGCGGAACGTAGCACGCACCTCAAGCGGTAGCTCAGAGATAATCGTGCGCTCTTTCAGGATGATATCGTGCACCTTCCCGGAGCCATCACGCAGCATACTGTACTGTCGCAGACTGAACGCGTTCATGTTCCCCGTAGCTGAATCCCTGTACAGTAGAACGTTCCCTGTGATGATTAGCAGCTTCATAGCGTGAACCAGCTGATGGTATGAACTCTTCAGGAAGATACGGCGGAATGCCGTGTTCTCCAGCTCAGCTAAACCATTAGCCAGGTCAGCAGATTCAGCACCCATAGCCTCGGCTAGTTGGGCAGCGTCACCTGTGCTATCAATGCGAAAGAACGGCTGGCTCGCCGGGAATAGAATCCGAGCAAGCTTAGCCGCGAGAGTATTCACGTACACTGCACCAACGCTTTGGTAATCTCGACGAACCTGAATACGTTTACCATCTCGCAAGTCAGGGTCAGCGAACACCGTTGGCAGTGTCCAATGCGCATAGTCCTCAGTCTTGAGGATTGCGCTATCGTCCCTATACTTGGTATAGAGGTTTTCGTACATCAGGTTCCCATACATATCAAATCCCCAATGTGCTTGAGATTGTACCGGTACGACGTTTCTTCGTATCCGTAGACATAGTGGCATCAGCAGCAGAACCACCAGCTTCAACGTTCACAATGTTGTCCGTGCCTTGGGCACCGATTGTGTTAGCGTTCAGCTGTGCATTCAGAGCAGCTTGGTTCTTTTCAGCTTCCTGTCGTTGGGCTTCTTCCTGAGCAGCCTTGAAGCCACCTATGTCAGTCCCTAAGAAGTTATCTGCTACACCACCTACAATACCCCCAGTTAACTTGTTAGTTACTTTGAGAGCCTTCTTAATTAACTTACTCATTATAATCTCCAGTATCTAGTAACCAGAGTATAGAAATCTCTTCTGTGAGTAGTACTATACCACGTACTCTCTCCTTCCCTTACAAGTGATATTCTAAACTCTCGTAGTAGGTTCCTCACCACCACCACCTGGGAGTCTGGGCGAGGCAACACCACGAAGTTCGTGACGTGTCTCCCAACCCCACCGAAGTGGACATCGTACATCGTATCCGATACAGTGATAGCCCCTACCGGGGTATCCCCAGCGAAACAGACGTAGATACCGTCCTCCGAGGAGGCTAGTAAAACCCGTTCTAAATAGGTCTTCTTATCGAATTCTAACTTTGGGTACGGATGCGTGTCGTACATCCCTGCGGCGATAGTCAGAAGTAAATCTGTATTACCATCAGGAAAGAATCTCACGCTGTACATACCGTACCTCTACCATCGCATCTCGTTTAATCTGCTCCAGTACAGAGCGCTGACCTGCCCTGTATTGTAGTTCCGCGAAGCCCTGGCCTGGGCCGTTTGTCTCGGGGAACATACGCTCAAGATACTGAACCTGTTCCGCTGAGAATCGCGGATGCTTTACCGGTTTACTTGACATAGCACCTCTCTGGGGCTGTAGGATGATAGGTCCGCTTCGCTGCTAAGTAGGCAGCTTGTGCCTCTTGTTTAGTGGCAAATGAACCCAAGTTTACCTGCTTACCGTCAACCCGGATGCGTGCTTGATACCTACCGACCCTTGGGTCTAGCTTGAAGCCATTGGCAAGTTTATTATGCTGATTCTCAGCAGCAGTCACTGCCCTCAAGTTTGTTGGGCAGTTATTACTACGATTCCCGTCTATGTGGTCTACTTGCTCGGGCCATTTACCCGATAACAGGTACACTATTACGCGGTGCGCTAGATAACGTTTCCCCTTGAAGTACCCCTCGTAGTAACCCTTTCCGTTAACACTGGTAAAGGCAGGTTCTCCTGGTGTAACGCTACTTTGCTTTGGGCGTTGTTTCCAACGTAAACCCGTTCTGGAAGTGCTGCACACCTCCAGATAGTCTTTCATTTCCATAAAATCTCCAAATCAGGCCTGATTCGTGTTCGCGTTTCACTTCTAACAGTACGTCACACTTGAGAGAGAAGTACCGCATCTAGTACAGACATACTTCTCTCCCCTTCCAAGTGATATTCTAATTAACACATGAAGAACTGAGACTCCCTGACCTTGTTCAGGTCAAGCGTTCCCATCGCTGGCAGCGTAATGATTTCCTCAACGTGGGGTTGCACACAGTCCACCAGAGATTGCAGTGGGTTGTGGTGCTGGTACATGGTTGCGAAAGTATCACGCAGTACGCAGTGAAGTTCATCGACATTGCAGGCATGTGTAGCGAACGAGTCGTGAATAGGCAGAACACTGTGCTCGAACGTATCCACCACAATCTCCAGGTGAGCAGAGTCCAGGCTATGTGTGAAGTTCGGAGAACTCCCGTTTACTACCTTGCTGCGCTGCATCAAGTGGTCATTGAACGTACGCATAACCAGCTGAGTGCCCAGTGCGTTCAGGTTGATTCGAGTTGAATCCTCCTGCGAGTAGTGCTGTACTACCGGGAACCCACTCGGAGATACCCAACGCATTGGCTTATCCACAGGCATCTTTCCAGCAACGTCTCGAATGAAACGCATAGCCTCGGCACTTGCAGGTACAGCCGCCTCGATACCCTTGCGGAGATGACGAGACACATACGCTGCGAGCTTGAACATGCTGTAGTTCTCCAGCGCCTCAAGGCCACGCTCCTTCATGTCCAGGAACACGTACTCCGTGCAGCTGGTCAGGGTTCCACCGTACACGTACGTCATTACCGGACGCTTCGCCATGCTGCGCGGCACGCCATGAGTACCCCAGTACATAGACTGCTCTGGATTCTCTTTGTCTTTCTGAATATTAGCAATAGCAATAGCAGCAACACCTGCGTAAATATCCTCTTTCTCAACGCCATTGTTCGGCAGAAGGTTCGTGAACATCCCACCAACCGGGTCACGCATTACTGCGCTCAGGTGCTGTAGACCGGAACAGGTTGCATCCATCGCTACTGGAATACCCGACTCCCAGGCTGATGGGTTGCCTGAGTCGATAGCGCCCAGCATATCCTTGGCTGCCACGTAGAAGCACCAGTGCGAGTCTGCACCACGGAAGAACTCGGAGTCAACGTGGTTTGCTACCGCATCACGAATGTGCTGCATGTGCTCGTCCACCCACGCTGCACGGGTATCGAAGTTTGCCTTGTCAAAGCCATAGCAAGTCGCCACATGAACCTTCAGCCAGTACAGACCGCGGTCGCCCAGCGGCTTCTTATTCGCAAAGTGCAGACTCGCCTTAACGAAGTCAGTGCCCTGCGGGTTAATGCTGGAGTGGAAGTACAAACGACCACGCCAATCGAAGTACGTTGGGAAGTACAATACGTCACCGCGGAACTGGGTTAAGTACTTGAGCATCAAGGAGAATTGCAGGACGTGACCCTTGCGCTGTACTTCCTCGTGGTGTGCTTCACGGGCTTGTGCTTTCCATGCCTCGTGGACTTCCATCAGCTCCGGGTCTTCACGGTCCCACCCTTCCTGCATCGGATAATCTGGTACCTTGATAGGCGTGTTGCTCGGGATACCTGCCAACCCGTTGTAGATACCCTGACGATACACATCGCGCAGCAGTTCAACGACTTCCGTATTAATCACGTACGGCTGAGCGGCAGCCTTGTTCGCTGCGCGCAGCACCAAGTCCGAGATATTATCTCGAATCCACTCACGAGACTCCCGCAGGAGAGAGCGTGTATGGATGGTACGCACACGGGTAGCCATTTCCTCAGTCAGGTACGAGGAACCACCGAACAGCGTCTCACGCGTGTGTTCACGCGGCGGTACGAGCATCGGTGGCTGCCGGTAGAATGCGTGCAGGTTGTACGTGAGCTGACGCAGCTTCGCCTCAACTTCCGGAGCCGGTACGATGCACACCCAGCTCTGTCCGTTGCTCTTAGGCATGTGCTTCAGCTCAATGATACCAGCCAGCACAGCGGATTGCAGTATGATTGTACCCACACCGTTCAGCTCCGACGTGCTCCAGGATAGGTCATCGTACGACATACCATCAATACGGTTAGCACTTGCTACCAGCGTGCGGCGGCGGTGATTCACCGACCGTGTTCCGTTGTCCTGCATGTACTGGTCAACAGAGCGCATGTACCCCGGCGCTGCTGTGGTGAGCATGTTGTGCATGTACTCCATGTGAATCTGTGGACCCACACTCGTAATCAAGTCCTGTGCCAGCGGCGCGCTACGGTCTGCACGCAGTTTCATAGTACACAGATTCAGAATCTGGCGAATACCGATTAGCGCACACTTATCATACCCCACAGTGCGGATATAGCTGCGGTACTTACCGCCCAGCCCACGGGAGCCAGTGCTGCACATACCTTCCAGTGATTCCTGAAGCAGCTTGTGCAGTCTTATACTCAGGATTCGACCAATGTAGTGGTCAGCTGTGCGCCCCTCTGTGGACTCCTTCTCCCAATGCGCCATAGCATCCAGGATACCCTGTGTTGTGTACTGCTTCTCTAATTCTACTTGGCGTTCTTCGAGAGTCATTTATACCTCAGAGATAGACACTTGTTTTAGCGGATACTGTACGGCGTACACTTAGCTGTACATTGGCGTCTTTAAGCTTATCAATAACGATACGTGCTTTCATGTAGTCCCCAGAATTAATATATGCGATGACTTGCGCTACATAGTCTGTGGGTTTATCCTCATCAAAGCTGAGTTCTCTCTGTCCAGCCATAGCTGATACATCTCCATGTAGTGACGCGCGGAGACATCATCCCCGCGCTCTACAGCCGCCTTGTACTTGGCGCGGCACCAATCGGAACAACTCAAGAGATAACTACCAGTTCTGCTGTCCCAAGCAGACACTCATCGAGCAATTCATCTACTCGCCCCCCCCCCCCCCTATACCCGCGCCAGGTAATACTTCTGCTGCGTAGGCAAAGGCGGCCTCCTTAGAGGTAAAGAGCTTATTCGAGAACCCACAATCCCACTCACACCACAGTTGATAGTATACAACACTCATTTACGCGCCTCCAATTCCAGAATAAACAATGCATTACAAGCAGCGTGGGCCAGGTGACTCATACCGCTCTCCGGGTCGTTAGCCTCGCCCTTTCCATGCGCAGTCAGATGACGCAGCAGCGCTGCTAGGTAACGGTCCGCACCCTGCGGTACAGTCTGCCAGCTGTGTGCAGCGTACTTCTGAGCGCCGAAGGTAAGGATTTGAGATACCTGCTCCAGTGCGTTCGGGCATCCGGACAGCAGCAGGTCCATACGTGGCTTCCCGCCGTCGTACTTCATACCGCCACCAACGCCCACAGACATCCCGGCACCTACCCCCTTAGCCGGCTGCCCGCAGAGCACACAACCAAGGTCTAAACAAACGTTACAGTTATACCTATTCATTACTTATCGTCCCCATGAGAAATTAAATCAGTACGCATTGTATCATAATGCGTTACCAAGTGGCAAGTCAGGCCGAGACTGCGCAGGTGGTACGCTACATGCGGCAGGTCATCAAAGCAGCACAGGATGTTCTCCAGGCCAATACTGCGGAGATACTCCTCCTTGATTACCGTGTCCTTGCGGTTGTCGGATTGCTTGCGCATTACCAGCTCATTGAAGTATACACCGTGCTTACGTAACCAATCCAGTGTCACCTCACGGGCCACATCGCTACGCCCTGTTAGAATAACTATTTTATAATCTGAGCCAAGCGCTTCGCAGAGGTCAATATTGTCCCAGAATGGAAGGTCATCTACCGCCGCAAGGTTGAACTCAGTCCAGGATTCGGTCTTATCATAATCCTTGGTAGGGAGAAGGTGCAGACGGTGACGCCCGTCTGCGAGCGTACCGTCCAAATCGAAGATAACAGTTTTCATTTATGTCGTCTCTCAGAGATTACAATTAAGATGATTCCGATTGCTAGAAGCGCTATGCCCCAACCCATGAGAAGCGCTCCGATATAGTCTTACATAGATTTATGAAGTCTGCATATGGCATAGCTCTTTTCCACATATTACACCGAGGACAACATGGGACTACATTATCCCAATGATACCCTTTGGACGAATCCATACGGTCTATTCCATTTGTGGGTACTGCGGATACACGCGCCCACTTACCACCGCCTATTTCTCGGTAGGTAGCAGGTGCAGCACCGCAGTAGTGGCACTCAGCAGAAATCAGGGCTAGTACCTGCTCTTTGGTTAAACTCCGCCCATGCTTTGTGGAGTACTGCCAAACCTTATTAGCGGAAGCAGTTAGGTCGTCCAGTTTGTTTACTGGCGTACGTCCGGCATTCTTCTCCCGCTGTCTTATTTTGGTCTGGCAACCACAGTGTCCCATACCGCCCCGCTTACTCTTATTCTTGGCTTGATAATTCAACGCCTCGAAAGTGGTCCCACAGTAGGGGCATTCCCACATACGATACCTACCGTACTTTGGGTGGGCTGGTTTATCTAACTTGTAGAGAAGTTTAAGGCCGTTCACGATTACACCACCTACCATCCGCGTCCATCAGCATTGGGATTAACTGTGGGCAGCCATCGGTGATTACCATACAGCCCAGTATAGGCTTCTTACGGTGCAGCTTGCCATATGCAAACGCCATGCTGTCCTTGTCAATCAGACACCCGGCATACGCGCCAAAATAAAGTGCAGATGAAGATGCAGCATATTGGACTTCAAAGCGCCCGTGCTCGTGTCCCAGAACAAGAGATGTCCGTTCGTGGGATGCGTTAAGCATGAAGTCACCAGAGACCTGGTGTTGGAATCGCACGAGTCCCAGTGGTGTATTAAGCACCCACGCATCCGCCCACGACCACCCAGGGGCACCATGTTCCGGAAACAGAATATCCCGGTATTTCTTGATAAACTGGACAGGTAAACCGTGCGCCTTAGCGCGGCGATACACCAGACTCCCATGATTGGAGTCACACACCAAAAGGTTCGGGAACAGCTCATGCACTTCCTCCAGTACTAGCTTCGCTTTCTCCAGCTCAACGCCCGCGCTATCCAGGTTCGGGTCCGAGTCGTGGAAGCTTATTGCGTGCCCATCCGTTTCATCCCCGACTTGAATAATCATGTCAGGACCGTAAGAATCCCTAACCGAGCGTAGGAAAGGAATAGCATCAGGATGAGTATAGGGGGCATGAAGGTCCCCAACAACAAGAATTCGCTTACAAGTAGCAGGTACATAGGTATCCCCGATGTCATCACTCGGGGAGGGTTGGATAAGCTTACGAGATTCTTTAATAGCGTTATTGGTTGCGCCTGCGCGCCCATCGTTGTCAATGAATACTTGTCGCCAGTAACGCACCATCTGGCGGTACACTACCGGCTCGTCGAAGCCGCCCAGCACATTGTACTGCGCGGCGGCTTGAGTATCCTCCTTGAACTGAGACAGGATGGATACATGCTGGTCGCGGGTGAATAGTGCTTTGGCTGAAATCTTCGGCATTACGCTTTACCTTTTACTGTAACAGTGATTGGGCTGAATTTAAAGGAGTCACCATGCCCAGCGGAGATAGTATCATCGTGAACCTCTTGGAGATACCCCTTAATCTGTGTGCGCATTGCTTGCTTCCATAACGCGAGGATACGTTCATCGTCCGTTTCGCAACCGACAACATATTTCTGGAAGGAATCCAATTCATCTCCGGAGTCGGCACGACTCTGGATGTACTGTAACACGTCCGCAACCGAGTCGGTTGATAGTACTAATGAGAAGTCGAAACTTACTGTGCCCGTGAATGTTTTACTCAATGTTGTAACCCTCGTTGCGTAGAATTGTCTTGGCGATAAGCACTGCCTGGTCCCGGTTCAGGTAGATGGTTTCTACCCCAGGTTCAACAGGTTCAGACCCATTGAGGTGTTGTACAAGTTCATACGTACAGTGCTTGGCTTCTGGCATTACATTAAGGTGCGTTTCATGCAGCGCACCACTCACCACCAGGTCAGTCTTGCTCAGTAGTGGCATGGCTATTCCTCACTGTTGCTCTGGCCTTACGCTCTGCACGGCGTACGCGCTCTTTAGCGTTGCGTTGGATGCGGAGTTCATCGGCAGTCTTATGGGTTGGGTACAGGAACGGGTGTTCCGGTTGACCGTAGTACTCCAGGGCAGCGGCAATCCAAGGTATCATATCCTCGTATTGCATTGACTTACAACCCCAGCGACCTACTGCGTGTTCCATTTTACCTAGTGCGGCGTTACACGAGCGGTGCAATACGCCGCGCAGATGCCCACTAATGTGGTTGTGGTCTGCCACTGCCTCGCCCTTAACAGCTAAGTCTATGGGCTTCTTACACAGCAAGCAGACACCGCCCTGCTCCCGGAGGGTACGGATAACCCAAGGGCGCAGCTGACTACGCCCCAGTTTCCTTGTGATGGACATTGTTTACTATCCTCGATACTTGGCTGATGCTGATACCATAACAACGGGCCAGTGCTGGCAGCCCATCATCTCTACTACCCTTTACGTAACGCTGGCGGATAGATTTAACTACATCCTCAGTTACTACACACCGCCCGTTTGAGCTGCCAAAGTTTCTGCTATCACCCATACGACCGCGCTCTTTACAGTCACGCATGTTAGCTACCTGTGTGCCACCAATTAAGTGCAGCGGATTTATGCAGCGTGGGTTATCACACTCATGCCTAACTACTTCGGGCCACTCACCTGTACTCTCATAATGTACTTTTCTGTGCTTCGTGGTTGTAAAGCGCCTACCGTCTTTCTCAACCCATGCGGTTGCATAACCCAGGCCGTAACCTTTACAACCGTGGTCTATACAATCTTCTCTCATCCCAAATACCCCATCTGGAATTCATCGCACAGCTCGCGGTACAGCGTGACGTTACGCTTGCGCAGCTTCAGCAACTCATGCTCCAACAGGCCGATAGGTGCTTCATAATCATCGAACATCTCACGCAGGCGTGTTGCATCCTCGGCATCCCGAGTCGCAACCCCCTTCCCACGGGACATCACATCCGTCGTGTCGATTGCCACTCCCGTGTACTTCAGTTCGCGGGCTACTCGGCGTGCTTGTTTGTTCATCTTCGTCATACTGTTCTTCCTGCCGTGCCTTTAGTTTAAATTCAAGTACTTCCTTGTGGTACTGGTGCAGATTATCTAACCACTGTTGTAGATAATCCGGTAAACCAAGCTCAGAGAGATATGCGTGGGCGGTATCGTCCAGCGAACGCCGGAGCCACAAGCACTCCGCCTCCGCCAATGGATTCTGCTTAACCGTCACATAAGCGCGTAAGATGAACTCTGCGGCGTCGCTTTCTGAGGTAATACCTTCAAGTGCATTATACGCCCCCACAGCCCCACAGAGCTTCCCATTAAGCCTGATGATGCCTTGCACGTTATCCGCCTGGTCCCCCATGAGCATCTGCGCCCAGAAGAACTTCGTACCGTGCCCGACAACCTTATTGTCATTCAGGCGCTGCTTCAGCTTAATCCAGCCGAAGCGGTCTGGGATGTAATCGATACGCCCCTCGTCAGCAATCCACAATGGACCGGGTGTGATGTTCAAATCCTTATCACCCGATACCATGATAGCGCGGTCGCCGTACAGAAGCGCATCCATCATCAACCCATCGTCAGCTTCCCTATCCCGCCAAGGATGGATACTCCAATGGGACTCCCAATCCAGAGTAGGAATAGTGCGGCGTAGTGGACCAAGAAGAGGTGGCTTCGCTTTACCATCTCGGTTTGCTTGATATGGCTTAACAGTTGGGTAGTCGAATCTCCGGAGCTTTTGACAACCGGACTCTGTAAGATGTACGCGGACTGTTTCTGCATTGACTAAGAACCTCTGTGTTTCAACTAATGTTTGGAACCGACGCACAGCCGTGTCTAAGTTCTTCACTGTAGCTGCGGCTTGGTACGCCGGGAAGTCACTATCCAGGAGGAGAATCCGCCCCTCCACCGGGGGCGGGAACTGTTCCGGGAGGTCATCAAAGGTTGGCATAACCATCCCACTCATCTCCTCACTGTGGCATTGGCGGCATAGCAGGTGCCACAGGTGCTGCTGGCATTACCGGTGCAGCTGGTGCATCAACCGGACCGACCGGAGCCGGAACTGCTGGCGCGCTCGGGGCGGCTTGCGTCTGTGGTGCAGAATCAGTTGCAGGTACAGCCCCCACGCTGCCAGGGTCGGGCAGCACTACGCCAGAGATAAGCTGCTCCAGCACAGAGCCAGGGAAGTTCAGCGCAGTTAGAATCTTCTCCTGGTGTTTGTTCTTGCTACCACCATCATCGAAAGTTCCCTCTACGAATAGACTATCCCAAGTCTCTTTAGTCGGACGGTCGAAGAAGAAGTACTTCAGGTCCTCTGCCGTTACTTCTGGGATTGGGTACGCGCCCTTGCTCACCGGGTCAATCGGAGGCAGAATGCCCTTCAGGTTGACCCGGTTGCTCTGTTTCTTCGTAGTCTCGTTGGTGTGTACGGTGATAGGCAGTAAGAAGCCACGACCCAGACCCTGTGCGAAGTGACGCATATCACCCTGCCAGTTCATACGGTCGAAGGTAATCTTCGCGTTTGACTTGGTGTTATTGCCCAGCGCGATACCGAAGGTGCTAATGAAGCGACCATCATAGCAATTGTCCGGACCGCCAAATAATTTGAAGCCCAGGATTACTTCAGGTGCTGGTGCCTTCGCCTTGCCGCCGAACTCCTGTGGCTGCAAGCCCAGCTCGATGTACGTTACCATACGGGCCATTGCAAATCCCTCTGGCATCAGACCACCGCCACCAGTGGATTCTTCGGTCATATCTACGGACTGTACAGCAATTACGTCATCAATCAAGCCGTTCAGGATATCTAAGCTCATGTAGTTCTCTCTATTTGTAAGGAAAGTAGTCACGCTCTAACGAACGTATGTTTCGCCGCACTTCTCTATTGAATTCACGCTCTATTATTTCTGAGTGAATGTCGTCCCAATCCGTGGAGGTTGTCATATCCACGGACTGTTGTTCTATCGCTCCGGATATTAGCTTTTCTAACTCACCCATATATCCTCAGTGAATATGTGTCTTGTGCTGCATGTTCGGACCCCACTCCGCTGCTGCCGGGAATGGTACATCTGCCATGTCATACTCGGGGAACAGCGCTGTCAGATACTTAGGTGCATCCTCCATGATTGCTTTAACACCCAGCGCTGCCTCACGACCAACAACCTCGTCAGCTACGTCAAGATACGCCGCATCGTGTACGTTATTGATAAGACAGACCTTTCCGCCAAACCAATCTTTGCTAATCAACCATCGGCAGATTCTCCCCATTGAGACAGACATCATGAACCCGGCCTCACCCTGGAATGGGTAGTTAGCCATCTGTGTTGCCTTGTACTTCATGACTTCCTGACGGGATTCCTTATCCCACTGCTTATGCTGTCGGAAGCTATAACGCGTTGTGCTCGGCGCTCTGTAGTACCCACGGCGGTACACCTGCCACGCACCGTTATCACTCATCTCACGATGAATGCTGCCCGGAAGGCTACCGGTGCGCTCTACCTCGTCGACGATTACCTGTCGGAAGCCACGGGAGATAGGGAACATGCGTGCTTCGTTCTCCTGGAACTCCTGTGCGAACTCCAGAGTACAGCCCGTGTTGAACGCCAAACCCTCAGCTGTTGCTCCGTACTGGTCAGCAAAGCTAAGTGGTTTAATGTCGGTACGCATTGCCTTGTACTCTTTGTGGCGTGGGTCATCCTCGTCGTCACAGATGCGCTTCACTTCCTCATACGGCTCACCCAGACGGTACGCCAGACGATAACAGTGCATGTCCGTGTCAGCCTGTAGCAGCTTCAGCAGGTCCATGTCCTTTGTCATGGCACACAGCATTACAACTTCCAGTGCTGAGTAGTCCACCTCGACGATACGCCCCTGCTCACCGAAGCGGCTGGTGAACATCTCCTTCACGTTCGATGTTCCGTCACGTGGTAAATTTTGCGTTTGTTCGGGTGCGCTCGTTAGACACACCCCGCCTTTCGGCAGCTGCATATTCCTATGCAGGGCAGACTATATCATAGCTGTTTCCAGCTCTCCGCGCTTCCACCCACTTGAGTGTACTCTCTTTCGAGATAGTCGTTGCGCCTTTCAATGCTACGTGCAGGGCGGTGTGCTCTCCTGCCGTCAGCAGTACCAAGTTACCAAAAGAATTATTCTGTGGGTTAAAATCGCAGTGGTGTACATGGTGTCCAGCAGGTATCTCTGTGATACCCAACGCTGCGCACACCACTACATGATGCATAAACACATGCTTGCTTCGCTTGCGCCCGGTGTACCATTCAGGTTTGATAACCATCCAGTACCCTTTGTTATCGGACACTTCCCCTATATAGTTGTGGTGTAGGTCCTTGCACTTACCACGCATAGGGTTCGCTTCACCAAGCTTAGCGTTCCGATACCGCACAGCCTTTCTAGCCTTGCGTTCTGCGGCAGAATAGTTCTGTTTGATGTACTTAAACACACGCTTCCAATGAATACCTAGGTGCTCGGCAATCTGTGCCTGCGTCATCTCTGTGTTCTCGTACAGTTCTTTGATACCCATTGTGCACCTCCTAAGGTGGATATGGTTGACTTGGTTCAGGATTGTCCGGTCTGGATGTCCCCTGAGTTCACGGAGTTTTACAACCTCCAAAATTAAAGGTTGGGGTTACTGGAGCTGAGGCGCGTAGTCACCGTTGCAGTAACGTTCAGGGAGTGGTGTACGATGTTATCCGGGCCGATGTACTGCATCATGCCCTTCACCTTCTTCACTGACCCATCAGCGTTGTACTCCGTTCTCAGGTAGTACGTGCCAGTATCTTTCTCCAAGGCCGCGAGCTTAACCATAAGGCCAACCTCTGGCACAAAGTTCTTGAGGCCTTTGAGCGCATCCGTGCTCGTCGAGTATACTGGCGTAACGCCATCACAAAGAGTACGTGCTCCTCGGAACTCTGCGCGCTTGCCAATGTACTTCTCTTTAATTCCAACGGGAAGGCTATTGGGGTCGACCAATCCCGGAAGGACAACCGACGTTTCTTCCCATTTGAGTTTAAGTTCATCAGTGTCCTCCCGGAACACCTTTACTTGTCCTTTGTTCTTACCGGACTTGAAACGTACAAAGTTGTGCCTACCTGCTGCAACAAGTTCTTGGTCAAGTAGCGGGTCGTCACAGCGTACTAAGGTGCCGTCCGTCTCAGTCTGATAGAAGCCAGCCTTCACGTACTGTGGCGGGTCGTATGGCACACGGTGTCGGTACTTCACAGGCCCCCCGTACACCAGCGCTGACATATGGTAATCACTGCCCCAGTTGAACTCTACCTCCTCGGGCAAGTCCTTCGGCAGCAACTCACGCAGCTGGTTGGTTAGTTCTGCAATCTCCGCTTCCTGCGCAGCCAGGTTACGCTCTGCTGTCTCACGGTCAACGTACAGGCCGAACCACTCGCAGTATGCGAATGCCAGCAACGCATCACAGCGCTCCCAGTACATCCGGTCCATACCCGCTGCGGCAAGCTGCTGTTGCTGGCTGTAGAATGTCAGCGCTGTGTTATCGATGTCACCACTCGGGCCAGCCAGGTACTCAATCAGCAGCGCCTTGTCAATCTGCGAAGTGAGATGCCCAGTTTCCCACAGAATCTTAACTCCGTCGACCTTGTGCGTACCGCCGTGCTTCACAGCCGTCTCATCCAGTGATGGGTACAGCGTCTGCTGGTGACTCAGCAAGTACTCAGCCAATGCGGTACATGCGATACGCCCACCACGTTTCAGGAATGCTTCGAGGGTAGCTCTGTACTTCGACAGGAACCATTTAATCTCGAACTGCGCGTTGTGACACACCATGATTGCACAGTCATTCAGCGCGTCGAACCAGTCTGCACCGTTATCTGCTTCTGCTGCCGTACCGAAGTATCGATGGTGTGTCTCACCGACCGACACAGTACCATCATCATGCACTGTGTCAACACGCCAGCCGGGTGCGACTATGAAGTTCTCTGGATTGAATGCCGACGCTACGTTCCCATACCACGGATGGTTCTGGGTTTCAATATCCGTTATGAATATCTTATACATATAAATCTCTCGATTAAAGGGGAGGGGTGTTCCTTTCCCTTCCAAGTGATATTCTAATTAAGCCTTAACCTTATCAGCCGATGTTGCTGCTGCATGCTCGGCTTCCCAGCGAACAGCGCGGCTAACGATAATTTCATTAACCGTGTTGCTCTGGTCGGCGAATACCTGCATTAGCTGCGCCAGCTTCTGCACGTCATCTTCATTTTTTGTATCCAGGATTACTGAGAAACCAATCTTCATGCGTCTTCTCCTAACAGTTTAACTACGGTGTTTGCGATGTTAATACAACGCTTGATTCGGTGTTCAATCACATCGTCCCCTACTCGGTGTAGGTCTGCTCCAGCCAGCAGGTGCAGCACCGCTCGGTCCCGCAGGGAGATACCCGATGGTTCATCATCTGGAATATATACCTGTCTGGATAGTTCTTCTAGGATATACGCTGTCCCAGTTTGTCCGTCACTATCCGCTGGATTATCTTGTGACGCTACACCCTCTCTTTTCTTGCGAGCCATATCTTTTCTCTCTTATTAGTGATATTCTATTGTAAGTTATTGATTCCTACGGGATTCAATACCCAGCTGATTCATACCACCTCGCGCATTGTACTGCAGTAACTCAAGGATTTCCATCTGTGAATATACACCTCTGCTTATCGAAGAACACTTGACCTGGCGTATTGCTTGGGCAGCCCTGCATTTGTCGTTTATTCTTTGGTGTACTAAAACCGCGCACCTCATCCATCTCTACAGCGTTGAGTGCCCCCATCATTAGAATAACGTCAGTAGCTCCCTGAATCGCCGTTTTTGAATCCTTCAGTGCAGAATACGGCGGGTACATCTGATCATCCCCATCCGCACTGATTTGTACTGTAGGGAAAGCCACAAAGTCATGGCGCACAGCTTGTTCTCGCACTTCCTGCCACATCTGTTCGAGTGCATCAGTCTTGTTACCTCCACCTGTCCCCGGCATTCTGAAGTTAGCTAGCATGTCGTACACCACGACACACGGGTTCAGCTCCTCAATGACCTGCTCAATCTGTCCGAGCGTTGCGCCGTGCATGTCCTTCACCAGGATACGCTGATCGTGCATCGCTGCCTGATACTCCTGCACCAGAGTACCTGTGTTGCTCTTTGCCACCATCTCAGAGAACGTACACTTCAACGCTGCCTGATAGATACGCGGGATGATACGTCTACCTGAGCCTTCGTTGTTCAACCATAGCATCGGACGACCACCCCAACCGAGCGGTTCCAGCTGTGGGGCGAAGTTCACCAGATTCGCAGCCAGGAGGCTTGTCTTGCCCTTGTCAGGGCGACCCGCTACTGCCACACTATCACCACCCTGAAGTCCTCCCACAGAGCTTCTCAGGAGCTGTGTGACTAGCTTCAGTCCACGGTCTCCCTGGAAGTCATTCAGGATGTCAGCAATCGGGTCGTCGATGTAGCTCGCCGGGGATGACGCAGACATACGTCGCATGTTCTCGTGAGCCAGGCGGTTCAGTTCGAACGTGAGGTCAATCTCCTCTCCGTTATCGTACCGGTTAATCAGCGCCACCGCCTTGCCTTTGAAGTCTCTCTCGTACAACATCGTAGCGATACCTTCAGCCTCGTGCGGGTCCACTGGTTCATCCAGCTTACGGAACAGGAGATTCATGATAGCGCGCTGGTTCTCATCGATGCTAGACCCCACACGCAGTGTGAACAGAGAGCGTAGGCTGTCCGTCTCTACGTATGGCTTATCGGGAAACGCTTCGAACCACGCGCCGAACCACGCCAGCATCGATACAGTCTCTTGTCCGATTAAATCATCAGGGACCGCACCTCGTAGCTGGCGGAACTTACTGCGGTCTCTAAGGACACTGAGGAGTATCTTATCCAATCAACCCTCCAAATCATCTGGCCCCAGCAGCAGGGATAAGTACTCAAACAGTTCTTCCGCCCACTGACCCACCACTGCTACTACAGCGAGTGGGCCGAGGATACAGAAGCGCAGGGCTAACCAACCAAATTGTTTAAATCGTAACATGTAAGACAGCCTCCAGCACCTGAATTTTTGAAAACGGATAATAATAATTGTCGTCTCTAATATCCCGCACATCACCCGGCTGGCGTGAGGAGTTACCTGTCGCCAAACATACCGCGCGACTAGCTTGTAAAACCATCCAAATAGAGCTGTTTACGGCCTTAAACACAGTACCTTGGGGTAAGTCTGTAACTGCTACTGGTTTAATAGTGAGAGTGTTGTCAATAACCTGCATTGTATTTCCTCCAACGATAAATTCTTTGGGTCGCCCCTCTCGGGACGGATATCTACGAATCTCCCACCAAACACGGCGAGCCTCTTCCTGAGTTCTTCAGAGGCTACTCTGCCTGCTTCATCCCCGTCGAACATGCACAGCACGTCACGCCCCGCTATCCACCTCAAGGACGCGGATGTTGCGACCGTTCCGAGCACCGCTGCGACCGACACGGAGCTTTCTGGCGCATAGTGTTGGACCGCCTTCGCCACTTTGTAGGAACTTAACGCATCCTCCACAAGTACCATTGGCCCTGCATCCCGGTATCTCGTCCACCATATCCGGGGTCGGTTCCACCAGTCCCCGTACATGAGCCATTTGGGTTGCTGCTGGGGACTCAACGCGCGCCCTAAGCCTTGCAATCCCTGCCGGAGTAATATCCGGTTCGAACTTCGACTGTACCATACGTGCTCCTCGGGAATAACACCAGGAGGACAACCCTTCTCGGTCAGCAATTCCCAAATTCGTTTTTGTTCGTACGCACTCGCTTGTGACAAGTGCAAACTGTCTGCGGGTACAGGCGACACGCGGTTCTCGTCCACCCGCTGTACGTTCAACTGCTGGTGCTCCTTCGGAACCCAGCCGTGGTCGTGACAGCGATGACAGAAGCACGTCCAACTGTCGCCATTATTGAATACATCCATAGCACAATCCTTTTCAAGATTGTGCCTTACTCTTCGCTTCTGTCCAATTGCTAATCGCTTAGCAAGATGCAGCCACTCATTCGCGGGTATCATACCGACCTCGCAAACTCTCCGTGATGTGTAGCTGCCATTTGGTTGTACCATTCAGAAGCAGCGTCTAGAGTACTGAACCCACCCTTACTGAAGTGTTTTCCTTTTACTGTTATTTGTGCCCGTATTACTCCCCGGTCGAGTGTAACTCCTTTATAACCCGTTGTGTTGTTCCTGTGCACCTTACGATTGTGTGCATTACCAAGTGGAGAACACCCACGCAGATTAACCCAGCGGTTGTCATCCGGCACACCATTAATATGGTCTACAGTAGTTGGAATAGGCACGCCCATCAGTAAGAATATCAGACGATGTACCTTCCACGTGGTACCACATACTTTGACTGTAAGGTATCCATTCTTGTCTTTGGTACCTACGGGAGCACCCGCCTTACAACGAGCGCCTTTAGCATCGGCTGACCACGTTACAATGCCCGTTTCCGGACAATAGTTAAAGTAGCCCTCAATCCCCATTACGCTCTTTTCTCCGTATTTCCATAGCCATGCGGTGCAGGTCATGCGCCAGAACTAATGCCGTCTCTGCGGTTAGGCGTACCTTCCGTGTAGTCCCATCAACCCCCAGGGCAACAATACCGCGTTCTGCTGTTAGTGTAGCCTTACGACTATTATTGTGGTTGAAATACACCCCGCTCTCCGGCGCTGGTGGGAGCGGGTCGTCTACTGGGCCAAGACGATGCGCCGCGTAGTAGATGGTAGAACCCGGCTTTGTGCTTAGTTCAACTGAGTAACCCGGCCCAGCACTACCCCTAAATTCCCCCAGTATCTTCACTTTGGTACCGACGGGTACTGTCCACCGGGGTTCTACGCTTACAAGGATTGCTTCATCACCAATCTTAAAGTTGCCCATCTAAGTACTCCTCCATATCCAGCAGTAACTGACGCAGGTTCGCGTCTACCTTATCCCAGTGTCCGTTAATGTACGTAGTTACACGCCCACTGAGTTCTTTCGTGTTGTCCTTCGGCACATCATACCACGCCGATGAACGACCCATCCAGCCTGTATCCCAGATAACATCCGGAGCAGGCACACGATGAATAGGGAGCTTACCCCACTCAACTTTCAACAACGCATCACGCAGGTTCAGCAGGTGCGTCAGGTTCAGTGTCTCCTTAGCTGTGTGCTCATGGAAGTAACCGACAGAGATGTTCGTACACTCTGGTACAATCTCAGCGAACTCACGTGAGTCTGTGTACAGCCCACCATCATCGGTACGGTACGCCAACTTGCCTGCCCCGTTCTGGTTCAGAGCACGGGCTAATGCTGCTCCGAACTGCGCGCTACACGTCTCCCATCCGCCTTGGTGTGTGATAACCGAGCCAGTACCGCGGCGGTCGAATGACACAACCACGTTCGCACTGAAGTCCGGATTATCCACAATGAATGCGCTTGAGCCGATACCACCACACTCCTCACCGATGAAGAACATGTACTTACCAGCTACCCCAGCCTTCATCATCTCAGTCATGAGGAATATACCTGCGGCATCATCCGCACCAAGCACAGTCTCGTGCCCCTCATGCTCAGCACCAATGAACATACCTTGGTCGAGGTCAAGGATGAACAGGTCTTGTGTGCCCGGCGTACGATGTACCGTGTCGAGGTGCGCGGTGAACACTACACCATTATCCTCCCCGACCTGACAGATAAGATTCCCATGAACGTCCCGCTCGTAAGTAAATCCGGTGTGCCACTCCGGCCCGAAATGCTCACAGAGATTTGTCACTATGAGTTCCCGCGCAATACCCTCCTCTATGGAGCCATACGGTCTACGCATACTGAGAAGTGTACGGAGTACAGTAGGGATTAAATCAAGCTGCTTCATCTTTGTCTTCCTCTTGTTCTTCGCGTTCGGCTATCAATTGGTCGTACTGCTCGTTTGTGTACCACTCTTCGGTCTCATCATCGTATGAGTAGCCCTCAGAGTTTTCGGTCCAACCGATGCTACCACCTAAGTTCTCCCAACTACCCGGTGGGTTTATGTACCCGAAGTAAACCACGTCGGATATACGAGTGACTTCCCCGTCTACATACGCAGCTGAAGTCGCGTATGGGTTGCAGTACTCTTCCGTGATAGGGCAGAAGTAACCCATATGAGTATTATCCGGATTGTAGTACGTATCGTGGATTGGCTGGTACTCTAAGTCACTCTCCGGATAATAATCCCCGGAGAGTGTATCAAGCTCTCTAGCCTTGCAGTCCTGATATCCAGAGGTATCGTCCATCACGATATCTCCACGATGTCGAACGTACAGCTCCCCATCTTCAATGTCGCAAGCCTGGCAACCATCCAGATAAGGCGCAGCAATCTTAGCGCCATCCTGAATGAGTGCCAGCTGCACATCGTCCAGCGCGTCACCATCAACTTTGATACCGAAGGTGTTCTTGAGCATGACAGAGGCTTTGTATTCCCCGTACCAGCGCACAATCTGCTTAGTATGTACGTTCAGAATACCCCGCCCTACCGGAATACCACCCTGCTGTGCTTCGACCAGAACTAATCCGTTGTCACCTTGTCCATAATATGCACAAGAGTACACGTCGCATGGGTGCACATTGAATGGCGCATCATAATTACCCGCGCTATGTGCCATACAAGATTCTAGGCTGTTGCCCTCCTCCCGCATACGTACATACTCGTCGCCAAATGGGCGGTCATTCGGGTGCAATACTAAGTCATAGGAACTCAGGTCGCGGATATCAGCAGCCTTGCGTGCGAGGTTATCATCCCCAGTCAACTCCTTAATCGCCGCGCCTAAACGCATGCGACGGAAGCGCAGCTTAAGCACATCGTCAGCATTCAAGAAACCTGCGAACCACGCTGTACCATCCTCAGTGTACACCACGCCGCAGTAACCACCTATATTATTCACTTCTGTCTGGCGTTCAACAAGGTCCTTACCATAGTAAGACTGCGTACGTGGTTCATACATGGCAAGTAACACAGGTGGTACAGCCTCCTTGAGATGATACAGCAGTTTACTGGGTATCACCCGCATACTGCTTAAGTAATCATCCATACAACAACAGGTACGTGCCGGATAGGATAGCGCCCCGAGCGTGTTCGCTGGGAATTCTGTAGGCATAGGCAGGTTGTTCTTGAACAAATACCCGCGCAGCCATTGGAATGCGAATTCCACACGATAAGAACCCTCGCGATTCTCTTCGAAGTCGGCAACCGATGCAGCTACACCAACTGCGCGTAGCATGTGTGCTTCCGGAGACGGGTGCTCACTGTATTGTGAAACCATTTTGTTATCGCAACCTGTATACACTAGCTGCTTCATCTCTTTGAGCACTTCTTTATCCAGTGGCTGCGCTTCTACAGTCGTTGTATCTCTTGCCAAGAATATCTCAGCGAGTAATTTACGCGTGTTTGTAGCAACGGTAGGTTTGAACTGTTCAAGTGGATTAATTAAAACTGGTTCAGCGATAGTGATTTTCATATCAGTACCCGTAGTAGTTTAATGAGATAATGTGTTGCGAGTACAGCCGCAACGCTGTGATGAAGTTCTGCTTAGCTACGTCGTAGCCCTTAGCCAGCTCAGCCAGAATATCGTACTCGATGGCAGTGAGCAAGTCAGCCGCACACTCAGCGGAGTACACACGCATAGTGCTCATAAGACGTAACCCCGGCTCAGGGCTGCGCCATGTGATGCGTCGTTCCAGTGGTGAAATGCGTTGGAGATGCAACGGGATGCGCTTGAACACCTCCCAGGGCAGGCCTACGTTCCGTTGAGATTTGAGGCATGCCCAGTACAGCTCGGCGGTTTCATCTGCTGTGAGTGGGTTCATACTACACCCCTGATACCGAAACGCGCACAGTACGCTTCTAATGTCATGCCAACAAGCCAAGCCTTACGGCAGTACGTCGCCTTAAGCTCAGCCTTGACAGCCTTTTGATTACACTCCCGCGCTGCGCGTGATTGCATGAGCAGCGTTTCGGGATTAAATCTTGATGAAACCATACTGCACCCCAATTAATATAGCTCGGTGATACTGCCATTTCATATTGACCATAGCAGAACGCCAGCACTCGCTGGTACTAAGCCCATCTCGCATATTCAACTTTGCGCGAAGCTGGGCTTCCCGTACAACATTCTTGGGCACACGCATACACCACCTCTCAGAGGCTCTGATTGCTCTTGCCGTCAACGATTAACACCACAGGGCTACCGGGGTGCGCCTTTTCCATGTCGGCCTTTATAGCGGATCCCAGAGCGTTACAGCCGCCCTCTGGATTGTGGTACAGGTCAGCACGCTCAGCTGTACTGACTTCCACCACGCAGAAAGGCTGTGGCTCAGAGAGCGCACCAGACACGAACAGCACCGCACTCTGTACGGTGATTAAGATTGAGTTAATCATGTTACACCTCATTCATGTGATAATCACACAGCACCCACGTTGTAGGCGCTGTAAGGTATCACTTAGTCATCGTTAATGATGAAAGTCAGTACTGTGCAATGCAACCAATAAGTTAACCTCACGCATTATGTACCTCCTTACAGGACACGCAGGCCGAGCGTGATGAAGTAGAAGTTAGACAGCTTAAGCATGCCGTCTGTGATTATGACCTGACGGGAAGGGCGTGTCAGTGATTTCTGAGCGGCAAACGGCCTGCGCTTGCTGCGCATCTCAGCGGCATCAGAACGCCGTTGCTTGCGGTTTTTGAATGATACGAATGGCATACACTTCTCCTAAGGTTATGGTATGATTGCCCTACAAGGCACCCGTAGATGCCCTGACAGAAATCACACAAACGCTAAATCTGCCCGCGGGCCACTAGTCCAACCGATGGCTACATCACCAACCGCGTCTACGAATGCCACGGAATCATAATCCGCATAATACCCACAATAATCCTCTGTACCGGCTTTTGCGAAGTGCAACACGTCATAAACATCGCCGATTGCGCAATCACGAGTAGCACAGTTTTTGTGGTTGAGTACACGTACTTGTTTCATAATAACCCTCCTGTAAGGCATGATTGCCCTAATGCCACCAAGAGTGGCATTCAGTCATTCACGCGGCTTTCGGCAGTACAACCAGCGCGCCGGATACATCCACACCAGCGGCGATGAGCATATCCACGATATCACGGTCTGTAGCGCCGTTATCCTTCGCAGCCTTAACACCTGACTTGATGCGAGTCAGTGCGTTATTGCGCCTGTCGTCTGCTGTGAGGTCATCATTCTTCTTACCCTCAGCATTCGCGTTGTAGTACGCCATAGCAGCGTCGTAGAACTCCTGCACTACAACCGCACGGGCATCGGCATCGCCGTCCTTAAAGCGCGCTCTGAGTGCCTCTAAGTCGATGCTCAGAGCAGTGGCGGACTCAAACGCTTTCTTGCCATTGAACTGATAACCGTCGGACTTCTTATCGAACTTGATAGGCAGCAGTTGGCGCAGCACGGTATCGAAGTCCGCGGCGTCGGCTTTCTTCATACCGGTAGTGAATGCTACGTTCGATGAAATCAGGCCGTGGAACAGCGCGGAGATAGTCACGTCGCGCTTCAGGGTTACAGCTTTGGTCAGCTGAGCAGGAATAGCTTTAACAGCAATTAATTTAAAAGACATGTTACACCCCATTTGTGTTTGATTAGTAGGACTCACATAGCGCCACGGATGACGCTATAGGTGTGCTACTTTACCAGCCCTTTGGCGGTTTACTGCCGCACCCTTTGCGCTTCTCTTTGCCCTTAACGTGGGTGCTGAATGTCGCACGCTGTTTATCCTTGTGGATGCCCGCTTGATTCAGCTTGTCACGTCGTTTCTGTAGTGTACCGCCTGAGAGCTTGTCCAGCCCCTCAAAGCGGCGCTGTAGCTTCTTAGCGTAACCCATACTCCACCTCTCTTGCTGTTTGATGGAATGGATTCTGGCTGTATGTCAGTCTCAGCCTAGAATCCATCTCAAACACCCCTTACGCTGCGCTTGTAAGGTAGCAACACTTGATTTCCGCGCCATGCTGTATACGGTGGCGAACGCCTACTCACTTATCGGAACGGTTGTGTCATTAACCGTTGCTTAAGACCCACTGCACAACCGTGGAAGGTAAGCTACCTCTCGAGATTCTTCTTTCAGGGCACAATCTCTCAGCATGCCCGCCGTACTCGTTGAGACTTCCCCGCTTGTTGTCGCTAAGGGTGAACTAATCGCGCCTCTGCCGTACAGCTTTACGATTTGGCTCTTCAGCCTGAGCTGATATCTAGGATATTCACATCATCGCACCGCAAGGAGCTAGTGAGTCACCGCAACCAACTTGTAATCAACTTTACATCTAATCTTTGAATCTGTCAAGCAGTATTTAATATTTCTATCAAGACACCAGAGTTTCATACGCTTTACTGGCTAGCTACTTAAGCTCACTAGCGTCGTTCTGTGCTAGCTGCCCCGTCCTGATGTGATTAAGACTACACACACCCTTTGCAGAAGTCAACACATTAAACAAAAAAAAGAGCAAGCCTTTCGGCCTACTCTTTGTGTCCTCACTAAGCAAATGTAATAATAGGTCTTAAGAGCATCGAAGTACATACACCCCGTAATCACATACATTCATACAACCTCCTTTCCCCTCCTTCTAAGTGATACTCTAATACTTATGCAATAATAGTGCATACTTAAGCAATAATACCAATCGGATAAGAGTAGAAAAACTCTAATGGAATCAAAGAGTTATTTAGAATATCACTATAGGAGAGAGAAGAATGAACGAGAGCACGAAGAATGAGTGTGAATAGTGAATGACAGTCGAATGATGACACGAAGGATGAGAGTCAGATTGATGACGCTCACGACGACTCAGAGTAGAGAGAGAGAGAGAGCAGGTCCGAAGAGTGAGGCAAGCACGGACACGCAGAAGGCAAGCGCCCACACCAGCACACCCACGCAGCGAAGCGAGGATAGGACTGAGAGAGCGTACCCACTGAGAGCGAGAGGAGAGCGTACGCACGCGAGCTACACCGCGCAGGCACGCACACACGTGCACACGCACACGCTAGCACACGCTAGCACGCGCACCCCTACGGGGGCACGCGAGGCTGTCGGAGTGGAGGGACACCCTCGCTTGAGTACATCAAAAACCGGTCCGGGTACATACACAGGCTACCCGGACCACCTGCACTACATAGACTGCCGCCAAATCCAAGACGGAGCACTAGCATACGTGAGGCGTATAGTCTGCCCTGGCTTCAGGTGTACGTACTGCCGTGCCCCGAGCTGTATACCATCAACGTCAACACCACTAAAACCTGTACCCCCTGATAGATACACATCAATACTCTGTCCCGTAGTATTCTGAAGAGCACCCTCAGAGACAGGTACTGAGGGTGTACTGACGTCCCACTGCAAACCACTAATACGAACCCCAACGCAATTAGCGGGGTCTACTAAATTCGTGGTCTGTGAGAAGTTCCCATTAATAATCTCAATACGGGAGTTGCTACCAGAGCCAACAGGGGCTTGCACCGCGAACTGGGTCCACAATGAGTACTGCCCACCTACGAAGGTATTACGCCCTGCATTCGCAGACCCATTATAAATCCCGATATTAACGTTCTCCACATCACAGGCGTGCCACACATTCCCGTTCGAGAACCCATCCAAGAACGAGATACCATATGAGGCATTCCCGAACGAACAGCTACCGAAGTTAGAGAATCCCAGTTGTCGGATAACTAATGCCCGGCCAATGTTCTGCCCTAGACCATTAGCATAGCAGTTCGCACGTACACCAATAAAGTTAGAATTAACAACATAGTTGAGCTTTAAACCAACTGTGCTTTCATTGGATACACCGCTGTTAAGAATAGCCAGGTCTTGAAAGTACGCTACATTCAGGGGGTCAACATAATTATCCCGCCCTATCTGCACTAGGGTGCCCGCAAAAGAACCTACAACAGACATACCAAACCATTTAAAATCATACCAGTCTGTTGCACTCTGTATGGTCAGTTGTACTTCACCAGTGACCGCACTTGGAAAGCTAAGTACCGTCCTGTCTACACCTGCGCCCTGTAGTGTAAGACCCTTACTGGGCATATTCAGTACTACGGGGTGTGCAAATGTGTACACATTAGCGGAGAACACAATTCCAGTACCCGCTAAAATTGCCGCGCTAAGTGCGCGCTGTATTGCATTATCCCAAGTAGTTTCTTCGGCTAATATATAGTCGTCAAGCCACACCCCCAACCGTGCACTCAGGAAGGCTACGCTAGTACTTAGCGCCACCTCAGAAGCTGCACCGATGTTTATGCGGGCCTGTGCACTATCCTGAACATCAAGTAAATTATTCGTCCCTTGCATAAACTGATATGGTATTGTTTTAACCAGCGTCATATATCCTCACTTAGGTAAGTTATCAAGTGCCTCTTGCACACTCTTAAATGTATTCCCAATGGCTTTACTCTGCCACTGCCTACGTTCCCACAGCCCCCAACACACCTTATTGGGTTTACCGTGCACTAACTGAGAACAATCGTACTTAACACCATTCGGTAGTGTGATGTATCTCCAGGACAGTACAGCGTACCCCGCCTTATTGTAGTCCCCATTCAGCAGGTGTTTCTTTTGTGTGCTAGTACTAAACCCAGACACACCAATGTTGTACGCCATGTCGATACTACCTAAGATAACAACGTCAGGAGTGGACTCAGGAAGCCCTGCAAGCGCCTTTGTATGCTCAGCAATACTATCCCGTAGCTGGGCGTCGCACACATCCATAGTGAGGCGCATACCGCGTTTTACACCCCGAGTATCACCATAGCAGATGGTCCATACACCAGCACCATCTTGATACGCCGACTCACTATAACCCTCATTATGCTTAACTACCGAGATGATGCCACCCCCTAATAGGGTGGCTGCGGCGATAGCACTAGTAATCTTATTCTTTAGGTTCATTCAGCGTGTACCCCCTCTTAGCTGCCTCCTTAACACCCGCAGCGAAAATCTTAGAGTTTTTGTGCTTGTAGTACCAGTTAATCCCCAGGGTAGCCAGACCCATCAGGAATCCGGCAACCATGAAAATCATATTCCAGTTCAGGCCCCCCATCCACACAACCATCGTGCTCATACCGAGAGATACCTTGCTGTAGAAGTCTCCGATTAACTCACTCAGGAACGTGCATACCGATAGCCAGATGTTACTCAGCATTACCCTTCCTCCGCTTCAGTGGCGAAGGGACGAACCAGAACACAAGTCCGAGTACGCTCGCCATCCCAATCGCAAATGCCCCCAACAAGGCCCCTGGGGAGCCGTTGGTGACTTTAATAGCCGCAGCCTGTACTAAGCCAGCCTGTACCTGTTGTCCCTGCTTAGAGGCGTTCACAGCGCCTTGTACGTCCTTAACGGTTGTACTGGAGTCTACCTTAGAGGAAACCCCAATACCCTGTTTCGTGTTCTCGGCACCTACCTGAGCTGTTACTTCAGGCTTGTTCGGGGAGATAGCGGATGCTACTGTCCCAAGTGCAGAGGTCGCAGAGCAACCCCCGAGTGTCAAACATAACAGGATGACAGATAACATCCGCTTCATAGTTTCTCCTTAAGCCAGCGTTACGCCAGTGAGTACACCAGCAGCCACGACCAGCGTAGCAGTAGTACCGGTACCAGTAGCAGGCACGGTATCACCGTTGTCTGCCAGGGCTACGGTAGCAGCCAGGTTAATACCGGTGAGGGTACCAGAGGCAACCACAGCAGTACCGTTGTGAGAATCAGCACCAGCCGAGTTGCGCACAGCCACGGTAGCACCGTTAGCCACAGTAGCCGCACCGGAAGTCCCATTGATTACCGTGATAGCAGCAGACATAGCATCAATAGCCGTCTGCACAATAGCTGCTTCCTCAGCGGTAGGTGTACGTGCGCTCTCACCGTACGTTTGGGACAGGGTGGCGAGAGTACTCGCCTTGTCACGCAGAGTCTGACGCTGAGCAGCAGTAACTGTCAGTAAACTCATTTATTACTCCTTATGCGCCAGCGGCGGTGAATGCAGCTTTACATGCAGTGATAGCAGTCTGAATCAGGGTAATCTCAGCAGCAGAAATCTGCGAGCTGTTCTGTACCAGCTGTTGGACGAGGGGTGCTACCTTCAGCACAGCATCACGCATTGCGATGTTGTTCGCCTGGGCAGTGGTGGTACCTACAACAATAGCCATATAAATCTCCTTAGTGTACACGAGAACGCGTCCCACGAACGGGCTTACGTCTTTCTTGGGCATAGCCCATCGGGTTGCTCAGGAATTCCTGGGCACGTTTATTCTGAAGCTTCTCTGCTTCCTTCTCCTCATCTGCGCTCAAGAAGCCTTTCAGCTCATTCACGAGATGTGCCACAGCATCAGCACGGTCATCCTTAGCAAGGGAACCGCGGTCGTATGTGATACCTGATAACTGGAATAACAGAGAGTACAGGTTCCGTTTATCACGGCTGTACTGGGTTAAGTACTCGGTATCCATCTCCAGAGCACGTTCATGCAGAACGAACTTATGTCGACGGAATACTGGGCCAAGAGTATCAATGATACGACGCTCCTTCTGCCCCTTCGCATAGATATCCCGAACACCGATGTGAGTCAGCTTGCGCTTAGCAAGAATGTTCAATAGCACCATGCTCGCAGTACCATGCCCCATGTTAGCTTCCATAACAATGTCGGTAATTCCAAACTCTTCACAGTAATCAATCAGGACATTACAGTTCTCCTCCGATAAGCCGCCCTGTAAACCACCAACACCGAACAGGTGGATATATGAGTTCAGCGCGCCGCCGCATGCGAATGCTACCTCATCCCCACCATTACCTGCCGGGTCAACAACCATAATCTTGTGCTGGTACGGTAGCAGTAGATTCCCTGCACCCGCAAGCATGTACATGACTTCCTGCTTAACAGCATCAGGAACGCTCTGTATGCGGTTCTGCGGGGCCGCAGCATAGTACAGGACGTCTGGTGCAGCGTCAGTACCAAGAGTCGCCACAATCGCATCTGAGAGCTTTATACGCGTACGCATAGCATCGGACAGGGTTGTGTCGAGCATGTACTGCAACTGATATCCTTCAGGGCCGAACTCAAGCTCCTTCTCGATACACAGGTTCTCATCATAGCGCGCGGGGTCAGCAGCTTCGCCACGAGTACCATCCACACCATAACCGGTGCGGGCAGCGCCCTGTGTAATGAGGTCAAGGATGTACGGAGCCAGTGTAGCGCCATAGCGCTGTTCTTCTTCTAGGGTAGGGATGCGACCAGGCCAGATACGCATCTCGTACCCACGGGACGCCAGTGTACGGTAGATGCTGTCTTTCGTCTGAGGGGTGCCCAGGTACAGAATCTTACCATCAACACAGATAGCACCGAACTCCTTGGAGCGCAGCAGCAGAATCTCACGATTAGTAGCAGTCAGACTGTTGTTAGTCGTCTCGATATCATCCGGGATAAGCAGGGTGGCACGTTTACCCTGGAGCTGCGCAGTGATACCTACACACGCTACGCTCGGTGATTTACTCACAGTACGCAGGTCGCAGTGGATGTCATAGTGCTCGTACGATGTACGGTCCCCACGGGAGCGGTCTGGTCGGAGATAGCACAGGATACCCCAGCGCTCAATCAGCTGGATAACCAGCAGAGCAACCTCGGACGCCTGCGTCTCACCACCTGACACGATAAGTACCCACTCATTCCAGTCCTGGATGATACGCCACACTGCGAAGAGTGCAGCCAGCGTACTCTTCGCCTCACCACGCTGTGCAGCCACCATACTATGACGGGGGCCGTACTGCATGTACCGGGCGATATCATGCTGCATTGGGGTGAGCTTGTAACCCAGGAACTGCATTCCAAGGTCGGCAAAGTCCTCAAACTCCGAGAAGACGGCCTGCATCATGTAGCCGTACTCTTCCCGGAGGTCCTTCGGCATAGATGCAGGTTTATCCGCCCACACAGCAATACTCTGCGCTATAAGGCTGAGCCTGTATAGTTTACGTTCCTGCATACATCTCCTTACTGTAAGATGAAGTCCATTGCGTCATTAGACAGGGCGGCGTTCAAAGAGTCCTTGCGTGCAGCGCGGGCCGCATCAGTGACATCTCGGAACTCATCCCGAATCTTACGCATGTCATCGGCATCTACAGTTGCCGTAATATCATTATCCTTCAAGAACTGACGGATTACACCGAGGTTGGCAGCGGGAAGGGGAATGCCCTCCGCCTTAGACTGCCGTAAATCCTCAAGCATAATCTCTGCCAGCATTTCATGTAACTCAGCGAGTTTACTCTGAGAAGCTGCCATAGAACCTCCTTATTAACGAATTCTGCGTGCGGTTATTGTGCCCCTAGCAGTATAAGTGCCCCCCGAAAACGTTAAGTTCACTACACAGTACACAGTGGTATTCGTGGTAATGTTAAACATCCGAGTAGGTAGACTGGTGGTAGCTGTCCCGTTTACTGAGTACCCACGAGTATAAACCTCATACCAGTTAGTGGGTAGTGTAGCTGATACGGTTGATAATCCCGCGGATACACCGCCGGACGACCCACCACCAGCTGGGATGCTTTGTCCAATAGATGTCACCTCCCAAATACCGGGTGTAAGTGCTAGACTAGTCACGTTAGCTGCTACCCCAGAGGTTAGTGCTACCGGAGAGGCACTAACAGCAGTTAGCACCTCGCCAACATTCCCTGCACTGGCGGGGCTGCCGTCAACAACACCAATGTAGGTTGCGGCTTGTAACGCGTTGCGACCTGCTAGTGGAGTAGAGGCAACGAACACAGCATCACCTGTTGTGCCGGAGCCGAGGTTAGTCCTGGCGGCAGGCGCAGCAGTAGCCCCCGTGCCGCCATTAGCCAGTGGGAGTGTACCCGACACACCGGGTGATACATCCGCAGTACCGTCGAAGCTTGCAGCCGTAGTACTACCCAGTGCGACCTGAAGGGCACGTGCGGTAGCCAACTTGGTAGCAGTTAGTGCAGTCCCCGTGTTGTTCCCTGTACCGCCCTGTGCAGTGCTCAGTGGAGTAGTAAGGCCAGTAATCTGGGTAATATCCGAGTTCACACCCTTTGCTGCCTTGCTATCTACCTGAGTCTGTAGGGCAGCATCCTCGGCAACCCGGTCAACAATGGCAGCAGCTAGTTGGTCTGCGGTGGCGTAGTCCGGGTCCAGACCCACATCCTCACCAAGACGGGCGAAGAACATAGTACCCACCGGTACCGGGTCGGCTAACAGAATCTGGTTACTCACCACAACGTAACTGTACCCCAGAGTCTGGCAGATGCCGTTAAGGAACACGGCAGCTTTGTCAAACACGAACGGTGGGGAGAATGTGTCCTTTACCACTGTGGTTAGTTCATACCACGGGTAGCTCACAGTGTTAGTGACAAAGGATTCCTCCAGATTAGTCACGCGCTGGTCTACTACATCCAGCTGGCCTTTGTTCACAGCGTCTTTAGGGTCTGTACCATCACCCAGGTTAGTAATCTTGAAACCGTGCATATCCAGTGGGAAGAACAGCCCCGTAAGGCCGTTCCCTTCTGTGAACTCCTGGGCCAGGTAAATCATCTGGCGGAAGTTCTCATCTAGTGTGTCTCGGCTGAATGCCGCACCGCCATCGTAGATATTAAATGCACGGTCAATGTTTGTATTGCGTCGAACCGTAATGTACTCCCCATCCGTTACCGGGGTATTCGTTAGCAGGTTAATGGTTGTATCACCATCCCATTGCCAATCAGTTCCCAGTACCAGAGGGGTTGTTTCCAGATTGCGGTACAACGTAATATCATCTTTCTCAAAGTACTCGATACTCAGAGAGATTCGAGCTAGAGTGCCGTCTGATACAGCAATCTGAACTGAGTACATACGTTCTCCTTATTCATCATCATCCGCTAAGCTTGCACCCATCAGGCGCATCCCAGGCAGGATACTCAGGAACGGAACAGCCTTAATAACACTGTCCGGCTTAACATCTCCATTGGCAATACCGCTCATAGCAGCGTGCATACGGTCGACCAGGGCCAGCGCAGCAATGTTATTGCTCGCACCATTAGCCCAGAAGTCCACTGCAAAGCCAGCCCACGACATCATCGGTACCTGTACAATCGCCCGCTCTGCAACGCTCTGTGGGGTTACTTCCTTCCCACCCAGGAACAGGGATGTAGCGCTACTCAAGGTCACGAGTGGCATCTGGTAGGCCAGAGCCATAGCAACCCCTGTAGCACCATCCAGACGCGCTGTACGGCGCAGGATTTTGTTCCAAGCACCTGCTACGAAGGTCATGTACGGCAGTACTACCTTACCCACTGTGCTGAACTGCATCCATGCTGGAATCTCACCAAGGCGGTTCTCCAGTACGATAGCATCCGCCATGTTATGGGTCACTGACTCAATCTGAGCACGAACGTTGTCGGGCCAGGTGCGCATATCCGGATTACGGGTAGTCGCTGTCTTGAGCCGGTTCAGGAGGTCTGGGGTTAAGCCGAAGCGTTCCAGAGCAGTCACGGCTGCAGCGTTCCCTGCAATCGCGTCATCCACTGTATCAGCAATCAAGCCGGAGACCAGCTTAGCCTGCCCACGTCGAATGAACTCCATGCCGTTAACGAAGCGCGTACCTTGTCCCAGCTGCTGTACGTACCTGTGCGCAACACCAAGGGAGCCGATGTCTCGGTTATCCTCCAGGTGCGTCAACACACTGCGGTACTTCCCTGAGAGCACATGGCGTGCCTCAATCACATCCTGTAGACGGGAACCGAACTCAGCAGACTTAGCGATGTCCATAGCATCTCGACCGAACGAGGTACTCCCGAACGCACGCAGCGTCTTGGTGATACCGAACTGCTGGAGCATCAGGGACATATCAGCGAGCTGATAAATACCGGAGTTAGCCAGGTTCAGTGCACCACCGACGATACTCGCACTACGCAGCAGGTCTGGTACGTCTTCCCCAGTAGGGTAGCCCAGCAGCTGGTTCATAGTGTTATCGAAGGCGTGCAGAGCCTCAGCTGGGTTGACTGCCTCAGCAGCTGCCTCGTCGATAGCCTTAACAGCATCACGCAGGTCGGGGAACCCAGCCTCAGCTAAGCCCACGCGACCAGCCATACGGCGACTGTAACCCTCCATTAGCCCCATCACATCGTTGTTCACGAACATGCTAGGGGAGATTAACTTGCCGGACTTGGTGTTGTACGTGGCTGTCATATCGAACTCTGCACGGTGGCGCAAGTTACGCACCTTGTTCTGGTCGGTACCAGAGATACGCACTTCGTCCAGGAATGCCTTAACAGTCTGGTCAGATGCACCCAGGGCTTCCAGAGTGTTCTCAACATCATCATAGGACATACCAGCGATACTCTGACGGTACCCACGCACATGCGCAGCCTGGTCCTGCATGTTATCGAACATCTTACTGCCCAGCTTACGCGCGGTGGCATCCTCAATACCGTTATGTGCGAACATACGCTTGAACTGTTCCGTGTACATCCCTACGATATCATCACGGGTAACATCCGTGTTGATACGCATGTAGTCATTCAGCTTGTTACCGCTGTGCTGACGTGGGAGGTAGTACGGGGACTCTGGGATATCAGCCGCACCTGGAATACCAGATGAACGGAGACGTGCCAGTTGGTCCTGTGCCCAGTTAGACTGTACGAACGCATCCACAGCGGAGTTAACGCGTGGGTCGGCATTAGGCAGAATCTGCTGCCCTTTCAGGTGGCGCTCATGGTTCTCAGCAAGCTGCTGGTACACCTTCTGACTCAGGTCACGCTGTGCATCGCGGTACAGTACTGGGTGGCGCAGACGCTGTGTGAGAGGCCAATCAGCTGTAAGAGCCTGGCGCAGTGCATCGTCTACCTGAACAATAGCAACGTTCGAGGCGAGGTGGTGCGCACGGGCAAAGTGGGCAGCAGAGTTAGCGCTAGTACCTGTAGCGTCAACCACCAGTTGATTAGCCAGGGTATCGGCCTTTGCACCGAATGAACGCAGACGCTCGTACAAGGAGAAGTTCCTGTTCAGAGCACCCATAACCTTACCATTCATATCCAGCACATTCGGAGCCTGCAATACAGGACTCCGAAGATTTGGCATTGGGCTAGGCTTAGCTTGGAAGGTTGCTTTGTCTGTCATTGGTAAGTCAAGTAGTTCGTCGAATGCCTTCAGAGTGGCGTCCAGAGCATTACCTTCTGGGGCCGAACCAGTTAACATCTGAACCACTTTACGGACAAGCTCAGAGAATACAGTGCTCTCGATTCCCGGCATCTTGAATTGCTTCAGATGATTACGGAAGTCCTCAGAGTTAAACAGTTGTGCAATGAACTCATCATCATTATTCAAACCGTAACGCACCATATAACTTTGATGGGGACCTTCTGGTAAATTACTTGGCAGGGTGTTGTCACGCACGTACTGGCGGATTTCACCTAGCCGGGTTACTGCATCGAACTGCGCACCCTCCGTAATCTTACCTTCAGCAACCGCACGGATTGTACGCGCTGTCTTAGCGTGTGCAGCCTCGTGAAGCACTACAGTTTTATCATACGTACTCAGGTGCGAGATTTGGTCCTCTAGAGTGTACTGAATTGGGTTCGTTGTGTTTATATGCGTACTTAAATCACCAGACACATTATTAATCTGCACCCGTGAACGGGCAGATGCCTTGGCATCACCCTGCACTACTGCGGGTATAGAATCTTCGGACTCTAGGCTGTGGAGTAACTTGTTACCCAGTGTGCGGATACCCTCGGGTAGGTCGGTACCTACGTTGATTACGGTACGCACTAGGTTTACTGTGTCTGTCTGAATCCTACCACCAATCCCAGTTGTTACCTGGACGTGTGGCTTACCGGAGTAGAAGTCCGGTTGAATATTTGGGTAGTCTGGGTCAGGTACTGTAGTCGCCTTAACCTCTCGGGTTGGGACATCCACAGCGGCTGCTGTACGGTTCGCTGGTGGGACTACGGAATCCACAGTACCTTCGGCAGCGGTAGCCACAGCGCGCTCAGCCTGAGTAG